GTATGGTCCTAGTACGCGCTGGAGCAACGAAATTCTAATGGCGAATATTAGAGTCAAAACTAATAACAATACGACAACTGTTAGAGTTGGTCAAACAAACGCTGTAAAAGTAGTAGCATCAAATCAATCTGCCGCTGTAGGCACACTTGATAATCTGGCAGATGTTGGTGATGTGAACACTGGAGATAGAGCGACTAATACATTATTGTTATTCAATGGATCAGAATATGTTCATGTAAAGTGTTCTGAGGTATTAGACCTTGCTGATGGCATTGATGATGATTCTCTTGATTATGGCAGCTTCTAATAAGTAGGTAATTTTTTAACTAAATAGATAAAAAGGTAAGAATTTTACAAGATGGCTGCTCCTGTATTACAGTTCAAGAGAGGTCTCTTTAGTAATTTGCCAGCATTGAGGGCAGGTGAGCCAGGTTTTACAACCGACAAATATGACCTATACGTCGGTATTGACTCGACGACTTCAAACAATCAATTCGTAGGTTCAGGGAGATTCTGGACTGTTGAGGGTGCTACCAGTGGATCTGGTGTCAACCTTGTAGAAGGTACGAATAACGGTACAAGTTATATTACACTTGCATCTCCAGCATCTCTTGCTGGTATCGTTACTTACTATTTCCCCGGAACTCAAGGCGGGTCAAGCACCGTTCTTACCAATGACGGAAGTGGAAACCTGAGTTGGGGAAGTGGTTCTACTGACCCAATCTTCACAGGTATTGCTACATTTAATACATCTCTTGTAGATATTAATAGTAGCACAAATATCTCAGGTTTCACAACCTTCTCTAACACCACTGACAATACTCTTGGTGATGCCGATACTGGTGCCGTTCAAATTGACGGTGGTCTTGGCGTTAACAAGAACGTTACTGTTGGTGGAAACTTAAACGTTCAGGGATATGCCGAATTCGTCGGTGTAGCAACATTCAGGGGTGGAACAATTAACCTTGGTGATGCTGACACTGACGATATCAACGTCGGTGGTGAGTTTATCTCAAGTCTTGTCCCCAATGCAGATAAATCTGTTGACTTGGGTGAGTTTGATAAGCAGTGGAGAGATATCTACGCAGGTGGTTCTGTTTATGGATATGAAAGTCTAGTAAGCACCGAAGCTGCTAATACTACAGTCACATATACTGTTACTGTTGCTTCTAAGACTGCTAATCACAGATATAACGGTAGTGGTTCTGGTTCCGGATATTTTATTGATGGATCTGAATCCCCATTCATTACTCTTGTTCCTGGCGTAACTTATCGCTTTGACCAGGCAGATAACTCAAACAGTGGTCACCCACTTCTCTTCTATCTAGAGGCACAAAAAACTACACAGTACACCACAAACGTTACAACCAACGGTACTGTTGGTAGTGCTGGTGCTTACACTGAGATTACAGTAACTGATACAACCCCTCAGGTTCTTCATTATCAGTGCGCTGCCCACGCTTTGATGGGTAATGCTGTTGCTACTCAGTCTAACGTAGTTCATAACAACTTCCAAGCAACTTTCCTGGAAGGCATTTCCGTAACCGGTGTTTCTACCTTCAGCGGTCAAATTGACGGTAATGGTGGTGCTAATATTTCTGGTGCGGAGACAGTTCTTTCTTCCGCAACTGTTAGTGACCTGACAGATAATAGAGTTGTTATTGCCGGTTCCTCCGGTGCTCTTGAGGATAGCGCCAATCTCACCTTTAATGGATCAACTCTTGCTGTAACTGGTGATGTAACTGTAAGTGATTCTATCACAGTTACTAAAGATGCTGTTGTTAGTGCTGGTCTTACTGTAACTGGTGCCATTGATGGTAACGGTGGTGCTAACTTCTCCGGTGCAGAAACAGTTATTTCTTCTGCAACAGTTAGTGATCTTACAGACAATAGAGTCGTTATTGCTGGTTCTTCTGGTGCTCTTGAGGATAGTGCCAATCTTACCTTTGATGGTACTACTCTTGCCGTAACCGGTGCTGCAACAGTTGACAACTTAAGTCTTAATGGCAATACAGTTACAACTTCCTCCGGTGGATTAACTCTTGACTCTGCTAGTGGTACAACCACAGTTGCTGATGACCTGACTGTCAACGGTACATTCACCGTCTTAGGTTCTCAGTCTATTATTAATACTGAAACCTTAAAGGTTGAAGACTCTCTGATTGAAGTTGGTCTTGTTAACAGTGGAGGTTCTCTGGTAGCACCTTCTTCTGATGCCAACATTGACGTTGGTGTTGTAATGCACTATTACAGTGGTTCTGCAAAGACTGCTTCTATATTCTGGGATGATAGTGCTGGAAGAATTGTTGTTGCTGATGAGGTAACTGAAAGTTCTAGTGTAATGGGAAGTATCTCTTACGCTAATCTTGAGATTGGAGCACTGACCGTTAGTGATTGCCAAGGAAACAGTCAAGCAGTTATTTCTTGTAGTGGATCTACAAGAAGTTTAGAAAATATAACTGTAGACGGTGGCTCGTTCTAAGGTTAAGTACAACTTATAAATACAGGTGGGCGAGTCCCACCTTTTTTTATATCAATTATGAATGAATCTGAGATCAAAAATTTGATAGTGACCTATCAAAAGAAAGTAAATGATTTTTTATCACAATCAATTGCTATGGAAGCAAAGGTTCTGACTTTAACTCAACAAGTAGAATCTTTGACATCAAAAATTACTGATCAAGAGAATGAGTTGGTGAAGTTGAGAAAACCCAAAAGAACTACCAAAAATATAGATTCTGAGGCATTCTAATGGCAAAACCGTCAACACGCCAAGGGCTGATTGATTACTGTAAAAGACAACTTGGTGCTCCTGTGTTGGAGATCAACGTTGATGACGACCAAATTGACGATTTGGTTGATGATGCTATTCAGTATTTTCAAGAGCGTCACTATGATGGTGTTGAGAGGATGTACCTCAAGTATAAGTTTACGCAGGCAGATATTGATAGAGGAAAAGCAACTAATAATGCTTCAAGCACAAATACTGCAGGTATTGTAACCACCAGTGCTACATCCACATCTATTAGTGGATATGGAACAACAACCTCAAATTTTTACGAAACATCCAACTTTATTCAAGTACCAGACTCAGTTATTGGTATTGAAAAGATTTTCAAATTTGATACTAGTAGCATTTCTGGAGGAATGTTCAGTATCAAATATCAGTTATTCTTGAATGATTTGTATTACTTCAACTCTGTAGAGTTGTTACAGTATGCGATGACTAAGACTTATCTTGAGGACATCGACTTCTTATTGACACCAGATAAGCAAATAAGATTTAACAAGCGTCAGGATAGAATGTATCTTGACATTGACTGGGGTAG